AACTATTCTCTGCTGATGAGCCAGACCGCTTACGTGGGCCACAGTTTCACGGCGCGTGGTGCGACGAGCTAGCCGCATGGCGATACGAAGACACATGGGATCAGTTACAGTTTGGGCTTCGCTTAGGTGAACACCCACGAACTCTAATTACCACTACACCAAGACCAGTGCCAATCATTAAACGGCTACTGGCACAAGACGATGGTTCTGTAAAGGTAGTCCGAGGCTCAACCTTTGACAATGCCAAGAACCTAGCGCCTTCCGCACTTGCTCAATTACGAGCGAGATACGAAGGCACACGATTAGGTAGACAAGAGCTTTTCGCGGAAGTTCTCACGGACACCCCAGGTGCTCTATGGACTTTAGAAATGCTTGAGTCATCTCGTATTAAAGAAGCACCAGACTTTGTGCGCATTGTGGTCGCTATTGACCCTGCGACAACCTCTGGTGAGAACGCTGACGAAACAGGAATAGTTGTTGTTGCTAAGGGAACGGATGGTAGGGGTTATGTTCTTGCTGATCGCAGTTGTCGTGATACTCCTTCTGGGTGGGCTCACAGGGCAATAGCCGCATTTCATGAGTTCAACGCTGACCGCGTGGTTGCTGAAAAGAACCAGGGCGGAGACATGGTTGAGCTTACAATCCGATCCGTTGAGCCGACAATCCCATTCAAGGGCATTGTGGCTAAGGTCGGAAAACGCCTTCGTGCTGAACCGATAGCTGCGCTCTATGAACAAGGCCGCGTATCTCACATTGGCGCTTTCGATTTACTTGAAGACCAAATGACCGGCTGGGTTCCTGACTCCGGTTATTCACCAGACCGACTCGATGCCTTAGTGCATGGGTTGACTGAACTTGGACTTGCTACCGGCGCATCAGCCGACAGGTTCTTTGCACAACTCGCACCGTCTTGTACGGCTTGCGGTATTCCAAATGACGTAGAAGCATTTAACTGTAAAGGTTGCGGAGTTCTATTAAGAGAACCAGTAGCGCAGTTATACACTTCCGGCATCAACCCATCTCACCGAGGACAATAAATGGCTCTATTCCAGCGAAAGAACAAGACTACGCTTGCTGCGGAAATTGTTGCTGAAATGCAAAAGGCTGGAATGGCCTCATCTCCACTTGGAAGCGGTGGCGGCTACAACTCTGCCTACGCTGCTAACGAAATGTCAACAGCCGGTCAGGGTATCGTAACGACAGTTGGACAAGCTGTACCAATGCCTCGCCCTGGATTTGTAGAAGGTGGCGGTGGCTTCGGAGCAATGCTCGGCCCAGCTTCACCGCTACTCCCAGCACCAATCGACGTTGTCCTTGACGAATCAGGTCGCGCTCTACCTCGTAAGTACGAGTACCAGACTGCAATCAACCTCAACCTCACACAGACCGAGGTTCCGTTTCAAGTTCTTAACTCACTCGCTGAACAATGCGACATCATTCACCGCGCCATTGAAATCCGCGTGGGTGACATCATTAAGCAAGAAGGCGCTTGGACTCTTTCAGATCAAGCCATTGCCACAATCATGCAAGAAGAGAACTGCTCACACGCAAAGGCAGCTCTTCTAGGTCGTCAGCGTTACGGCGAGGAAATCAACCGCCTGCGTGACTTCTGGGAGAACCCATACGTTGCTTCTGACCGCACGTTCTCTGAATGGCTAACAGAATCCCTATGGCAGGTCTTTACCTACGACCAATGGTGTGTCTACCCTCGCTACAACTTCAAGGGCAACGTAATTGGCTTTGACGTTATCGACGCTCCGACTATTAAGATTTTGCTTAACAACCGAGGCGACATACCTCACCCACCGCAGCCTGCCTACCAGCAAGTCTTGTGGGGCTTCCCTCGCGGTGAGTTCATTGCTTCACCAGATGCAGACGGCGAGTTCTACGCTGGCTCAGGTCGAGACAAAGAGTTCCTCACAGACCAACTCTCAGTCTTTGTTAAGAACCGTCGCACATGGTCTCCTTACGGTTACTCACCAGTAGAAGAAGCAATCCCAGCCGCTTCGCTTTACTTGAACCGCCAAGTATGGATGAACTCTGAATACCAGAACGGCTCAATGCCAATGACGTTTATGAAGACTAATTCTCAGGAGTTGGACATTCACAAGCTGGCAGAGTTTGAGCGTATTCTCAATGGTCGCCTAACAGGCAATACAGCAGAGCGTCACCGCATCAAGGTTTTGCCAGACGGGTTTGATCCTGTTGCAATGCCAGAGATGGCTGACCGCTTTAAGTCAGACTACGACGAATACATCATTAAGCGCGTTGCATCTATCTTCGGTGTATCCCCAGCAGCTCTCGGAGTCGTGGCTCGTGCCGGACTCGGTGGTGGCAAGGGCGCACAAGAAGGCGAAGCAGAGAACGTAGAGTCAGTCTCTACTAAGCCAATGGAAGATTACGTAGTCTCCGTTATCAACTCTCTTTCACGTCGCTACCTCGGTGCAGACAAGAACGTGACCTTTGTTCTTAATGACCGCAAGGGCGCTCGCGAAGAAATGGATCGCTCTAAGGCACTACAGACCGCTCTATTCTCAGGTCAGAAGACACTCAACGACGTACAGGGAGAACTTGGTCAGAACCTCTATGACATGCCAGAAGCCGATGAACCATTCATTGTCGCTGGCAACGCAATTCAGTTCCTCAAGGGTATGTTGACAGTTGACACCACAGGCGAAACGGTAGGACAGACAAATGGCACGCAGAGTCAAAATGACGGCAACTCAAAAGGCAGCGCAGAAGGCAGTGCGCAAGGCTCTGACGGGAAGACGCAAGGCAACGAAGGCGACAACGTCTCACTCAGCATCCCCGAAGCACAGTCACAAGAGGGTGTCGGTCAAGGCCAAGCGCCAAAGGCTGGTGTAGGCAAGGACATCCCTGCCGTTGGCGCACCTGCGGATCAGAAGTCAGCAATGACCGAAGAGCTAAAGGACTTTGGTCGCTTTGTCAAGTCACGCCACAAGCGCGGCAACTGGAGAGCGTTTGACTTCACCGTATTTGACGCAGAACTTAGCGACAACCTCAACGAACAGGCGTACTTCATTGTCAAGGGCGCTACACCAATGCCTGAGAACATCTACGAGTGGGCTTCTAACATCGTGAACAGTGAGATAACTGATACCCCAAAAGGTTTAGTTACTAAGCGTCAGATGAACGAATTGCCTTCTTACCCACAGGTAGAGGCAGTGTCAAAGAAGCACTCTAAGGCAATCGGCATTGCACTCGCAGCCGGTGTAGTTGGAGTAGGCGCAGCAATCGCCCAAGCACTTCGAGCAGTTCCAAAACCTCTTGAAGATGTAGCTCAGATGAAGGCAGTTGCACAAGGCGCTGTTAAGAGCAACATTTCAATGAGCAACGCTAAGGCTACGAATGTTCTAAAGGACATCTACACAGCCGGTGGAGCAGCAGGAGCAAAAGACGCAGCTCAGGTAGTTCGCTCAGACGCAGTATTGGCTGGTAAAGGCTTGCAAAACTTGCTTGACAAGGCTGGCATTACCATTCAAGGCATTAACGATACAACAATGACACGAATCTCAGACTCATTACTTCTTGGCATTAGCCAGGGTATGAGTGCTAGAGACATTGGAACGGCGATTGACTTAATCATCAACGATCCAAATCGTGCAGACATTATCGCAGTTACAGAAACAAACCGTGCTTACAACGCTTCGGCAGTAGACACCTATCAGTCGGCTGGCATTGAACAGTTTGACTGGTTAGCCTATGACGGTGCTTGTGCGGAGTGCTTGGCTCAAGAAGAGCAGAACCCACACGACATCACAGACGACTACCCACCAGAACACCCTTCTTGCCGTTGCACCGTAGCGGCTGTATTGCCAGACACATCAACCTCAACAGGAGAATAACCCAATGGCTCAAGACATTACCTACGCTTACTTCGGCAACCTAACAGTCAAGCGCGGAGACGACGGCTACATGAGAGTAAAGGGTCTTGCCACAGACGCAACCCTTGACCTCGACGAGCAAATCTGCGACCCAGAGTGGCTCAAGACTGCAATGCCGGAATGGTTTAAGATTGGCAACATCCGTGAAATGCACCAGTCAAAGGCCATTGGTAAGGCTATGGAGATGGAACAGTCAGGCACAGGTTTCGTAGTTGAGGCCAAGATTGTTGACTCAGAAGCAGCTCGTCTAGTTGAAGAAGGAATCTACACAGGTTTCTCAGTAGGTATCAAGGGCGCTCGCGTTGAGAAGTCAGCCGATGCCCCTGGTGGAATGATCCGCTCAGGAAAAATCGTAGAAGTTTCGCTTGTTGACCGACCAGCAAACCCATCATGCGTTATCGAACTCGCCAAATCAGTTAAAGGCGAATTAGTGAAAGGTGCTGCTATGGCAGACATTGAAAAGGATG